CTTCAATATTGTAAGTAGCAGAACTTAACATATCCACAAAAGCCGAGCCATTGTATCCATAAATAGTTGAACCATCGCAGTATATTCTGCCTACCGCCAAATTGCTATCAGCAGGAGTGCTTTCAGTTTCTAACTGAATTTGGTCTGTTTCCAAAATTCCGTCATTCTGTCTCACACATTGTTGGTATTTCTTTATATTTCTTAAACTTGACATTTTAGTAAATTATTATTTTGAGGGTTCTCTAACTTTTTAGGGTTAGTCCACTCAATTAAGAGATATTTCATTCCCCTCTTAAATAATAATTCGTTTGTTTGTTTTACGACCTTTAGTTGATATTTAATTGTAGTTTATGCCGTGCATCCTTGGTCTACGGCTTGTAGTCTCGGTAATTCACAAACCAGCTGACCATAGAGAATGAATTGACCTGTTTCACCGTCTTGGTTAATAGGTTCTTTCATTCCAGTCCAAGCTAATCCGTGATTTTTAGGCACAGGATTATCAACACCTTCTATCAATCCACCTCCTAAATTAACTGAACCGTGCTTGTAGTGAGGCAATCCGCTCCAGTAAAGGAAGTTGCGGTTCAGGTAGTAAATATATCCTGAAGTGCATTTAGCATCCTTTACGATTGGAATACCCCTATACCAAATAGCAGTGTATCCAGCTAATCCTTTCAGTGATTGTCCAGCACCTACTTCTCCCATTCTAGTTAATTTGCTCCTCCTTACCCCTCCTACTGCTCCGTAAGTTGAAGTTACTGAAGGAAACAATAAGTCCTCAATCGCTCTCCAAAGAGTTTTGGTGGTTATAATGATATCAGGTTCTTGACTACCAATGTTTACTCCATCAATTGATGCCCCAAGAGTATCCAGAGTAATACTTCCCACTGAAGTGCTTACATCAGCGTCCAAAGCATCATAACTGGATCTTGTTAACCCGGCATAACTGGCAGCTACCGAACCGTCATCTACTATATTTTTCAATCCATCACATTGATTGGAAGTCCCGTCGCCGTAAAAGGCATCTCCGATGTTATCTAATAAATCCTGTCCTGCTGATTGCATTTCCAGGGCTTCTTGGTTGATAACTGGCATTGACTTGTTTATTGACAACTCAAGGTAGGGAAGAGTTACTCCTCCATAAACAGAAGATGGAGTCCATTCCATCTGTACTCTGGTTTTCTGTTGAGTAGTGTTGAAATTGCCCATCCCGGTATACCATCCCATTGCTGACGATTTCTGATACTTTAGGTTTTTCTTGAGCTTTTCGCCAACCCACTTCCTTCCTCTTGAAATAAAAAGAGAAGTAATCAGATTTCCATCTAAAATACCATCAGAAACCTTAGCCAAAATCTTATCTTGGGTTATGTTGGTAGTCTGGGTATCTATTGTTCTAGACATATTTTTATATCCTCTTTAATTATATTAAGTCCTTACGACCTCTCGGACTTTATTCAGATTCAGATATAATTTCCTCAAGGGACTTGCCCTTGATTTCGTTATAGTTGAATCCCGATTTTGGAGTTCCTGTTCCTTTATGAGATGGAGGTACAAAACCCTCTTTCTTCTGTTGTTCGGCGTTCGCTTTCCCGTCTGCTAATTCTTTCATTTCTAAATAAGTGCTGATCACATCTGTATTGCCAGTTTCTATCATTTTAGTTAAAACAGCCTTCTTGACTGCTTGGGTTATTTTCTGTCCCATAGAATTAAGCTGTCCAAAACTTTTTTCAATTCTTTCTTCCTCTTTTATATCTGCTTGTTTTTCTTCGCTCAAGTTTTTTTCTATTTGTTTAACTGCCTTTTTAACTGCTCTTTCCTCTACCTCTTCGTATGTAGTGGGTTCTTTTTCTTCCGGTTCTGGTTGAGAACTCTTAATGGTCTCAACGTCCTTTTTCAATGTTTCAAGGTCTTCTTTGAGTTGATTTTTCTCCTCAATAACTTCCTTGAAACGTTCATAAGGAACTGTCTCCTCTGATGGTGTGGTTTCGTCTTCACTGACGGTTTCATCAGGATTGGTTTCCCCCTCTGACGAAGAGGAGTCCTGTTGGTCATCAGGATTAATGTTTTCGTCTGGTTCCATAAATTTATTCGCTTTTAACGTGGTTGCGGCCACGGTAAATTTATTTAATTTATCCGACCTTTTTAATCATTTTTCTCGCTACTCGGCGAGTTCTTATCTTATGTTTCCGTTCCATTTCTCTACCCTTGTCTGTTATTTTAGACCCACGCATCACCCCCATTTTGTTCATAATACGATATGGTATATCTGATTCTTTTCCATATTGTTTCTTTAGTTTTCTTTCCAAAAATTTAGGCATTATACTTTTGTTTGACTTCGCAAGATATCCAATTCACCCCGAAGGTGATTTATCATATTTTGCTTCATCTCAACGTCTTCACTATTTTTAAACTCATTTGACTTTATGAATTTATCATGTTCTTGTATGTGAGATTGATCCACCCCTTTAAACGGAGGAACTTCCTCTCCTTCCATTATTCGCTGTTGTTCTTGAACAGCTCTCCCTTGAGGAGTATTTTCTGCTCCTTCTGCGTTCTCGTCACTACAGAATTGGGCTATGTATAGTTTTGGATCTATATTATAAATCACCATTCGTCTGGCTCTTTCTTTAGGATTCGGCACATCTAAATCTTCTAACATTGAGATTGGATCACTTAATCCCATTTCTAATCTTTTTACTGCGTTTTCTCGCTGGGTTGCTTTATCAACCGTTAATTCACTTTTAACTATTATTTCTTGGCCATCTTCTATGTCATCCCCGCTATATTGTAAATAATCAGTTGCACCCTCTTGTCCTAATAATTTAATATAGTGGCTTTCGTTATAATAAACCTTGACCATTTGAAACATCCAGGCGTATAACAGTTCTAACTTCTTATCAATCCTCCTTCCCATTAAATCTATCCGTCCAAAATCGCCCTCTCTTAAAATTGTTCTACCCGTGGCTGTTTCGTGCGGTCCTTGTTCTCCTCGGGTTGTTCCGTGTACCCCCATCACATTATCTAATGCCAACTTTTTATCTTTTAAACTTTCAAATAGAACAGGCGAAACCGGTTGAGGTGCAACGTGAGTAATTGCATCTCCAACCCTGCCTTTCTCTATCCATAAAGGAGCATTAGGGTTAGCCACTGTCTTTTTGGCTTCTGCCTTGCCAATAAAACTGCCACTAATAACTTCTCTACCTAAAGCTTTCGTAGCCGCTTTGTCAATTTGTCTTTCTCGCCGGTTAATAATGTCCTGAACTCTCTTACCTTGTTCAAAATCAGAAGTATCAGCATAAATATCCTTACCTAAGCTCTTGAGAGACAATATAATATATGGCTTGCGAGGCTCATTAAAATAATTTAATAATATATTTTTTAGCTTTTCATTTTTGGTTTTTTCTGTCCACCGCTTCTTGAGTTTCTTGAGGTTCTTTTGCCTGTCTTTTTCATCCCAGTTCCAGTTAGGATTTTTCTTTTTGGCTAAGACAATGTTGTTCACTTTCCACACCACAAACTCATTTGTCCAGTATTCTATGTATTTTATTGGTGTTCCTAATTCCGAACCGAATTCCTCTTTTAGTTTGTTAGCCGCCCCGGGATACAATTCAATTAAATCTCCTAAAATATCTTCTTTAAACTCTACCAAAAACTTGGCGTTATACTCATTAGTCGCCTCTTTATCTATCATTATTCTCTGGGGTCTCAAGTGGAGGATTTCAAAATCATCTTTTTCTATATCAAACCTGACCTTTAACACACCTATCCTAGCTATCTTGGCCTGTCTTATCCAATCCTCGTATTTAATAGACATATCTTCATCGTGCCACTTCCAAGCCAAGAATTGCTGGCTCCGTCTGGCTAATTCTTTACTTTCATCGTTATTGCGAGTGGGAATAACAATTGGTTCTTTTCGTCTGCTGGTTAGAATAGAAATAATTGTTTCAGTTCCCATATAAAGTAAGTTCTCTGCGCTCGGTAATTCCCAACTAAATCTGCTGGCGTCTAACTGTTCTCCCAAATAATACTTTTCGTTCTCGTCCTGTATTCCTTTCATCTGATTATACAACGGTTCAGCACTTTGAATGTCTTTGTCGATTTCTTTAATCAAATCATCGTCTTTCATTGTTATCTTCAATAACTCTTTTTTTTCTTCCGCCCCTTCTTCTGTATAATCTTTTTCCTCTTTCTCGGTTATTTTAGATCTACTTAAGTTTTGGATAAATTTAAACATAATAAAAAGCCCCCAAAATCTGCCAATAACAAAAATAGTTATTAGCTAATTTCAGGGGCTCTACGAACTCAAAGGTTCTTTTGGCCCTCTCAACAGACTTTATTCAATTATTATTTCAGTATAATTCATCCAGAGATTATGTCAAGGAGTAAACCTAAAAACATTCAGTGTTTTGCACTTTTTACATTTAATTTCTATGTTGCCAGTAGTAAATTCGCTATACCTCCCTAAAAGTTTTCCACAGTTGATGCATCTCAAGTTTTTAGCTATGGATAACTTTCTTTCAACGCTACTGATCGTATATCTCCGAATTTCCAAATGCATTATTGTTGTTGCTGTCTTTTATAGTCTTCAGCTAATTTTTTTGCGTAGCGGGGATTTTTTCTTTCCATTCTTTTAATATCTCCTTCTGTAATCCTGATATTCTTTGCTCCATAATAATGTAAAA